ATATACAGACAGGTCGCTTTCTGCTTTCATCAGGTTATTGAGTTTCTGAATAGTAGTGACGATAATTTTGTTATCGTCCTTATCCAGATTTCGTTTAAGGCCTGCGGTATTTTCCGAGCCGTTGACGCTGTCTGGCGAAAAACGCTGATATTCCTTCATGGTCTGGTAATCGAGGTCTTTCCTGTCGACCACGAAGAAGACTTTATCAATAAAGTCCAGTTCTGTTGCCAGACGCGCGGCTTTAAAGCTGGTCAGTGTTTTACCAGAACCGGTAGTGTGCCAGATAAAGCCACCGCTTTCGGGGTTAGACCAGTTTTTCGCTTTATAGGAGCTGTTGATTTTCCATAAGATTCGTTCGGTGGCGGCAATCTGGTACGGTCGCATCACCAGTAGCGTCTGACTACTGTCAAAAACGCTGTAGTTCACCAGAACATTCAGCAGAGTATGTTTCTGGAAAAAGGTAGCGGTAAAGTCTTTGAGGTCTTTAATCAGCGTGTTGTCTGATTTCGCCCAATTCATGGTGAAGTCAAAACTGTTTTTATCGCGCTTTGTTGTGTTGGCAAAATAACGGGTATCGGTGCCGTTAGAAATGACAAACAGTTGCAGATACTTAAACAGGGAATTTTCGCTGTTAAAACTCTCTTTACTGTAACGATGTATCTGGTTGAAAGCCTCACGAATCGCCACCCCGCGTTTTTTTAGTTCGATTTGCACCAGCGGTAAACCATTAACCAGGATCGTGACGTCATAACGGTTAGCATGAGAACCCGTCTGTTCAAACTGCTGGATAATCTGCACCTTATTGCGCATGAGATTCTTTTTATCTATCAAATAGATGTTCTCAAGTCGCCCGTCGTCAAAAATAAAGTCGCAGATATAGTCGATATGGATTTTACGGGTTTTATCCAGAATACCATCGCTGGGGTTGTCCAGATACTGCTCCGTGAAGCGCCGCCACTCGCTGTCATTAAACATCACACCATTGAGGCTCTGAAGCTGTTCCCGAACATTAGACAGCATTGCCGACTGTGATTTTACGGAAATAAATTCATAACCCTGATTCCGCAGGTCCTGAATCAGTTCACGTTCCAGGTCCGATTCGCTCTGGTAGCTGTCGCTTGTTTGCTCAGCTTTGATGTACTTATCAAGGACGATAAAGTTATTGGATTCAGCAATGGTGTGTGTTTGATGAGTCATAGCGCATCCTTTGTGCCGCCTGGCAAGAGCCGGAAGGGCGTTAAGAGTGACTTCCGGCGCGTAAAAAATAGTCTATATACTGACCGGATGTTAAGGTGAGCCGGTCTGTAGCAATGGTCAATTAATTACTGACAGTTTTGGGTTTTGGGAAACTGAACAGTAAATCACGATAGTACTCGTATTGTTTCTGGCGCAACTCGATTTCACGCGGAAGACCTTCGGTAATCGAATTTGTTAAGACGTCAAATTTGTCGAGAGTCGCTGCGATTCTGGCTTGTTCGTTATAAGATTCCTCCGGATTACCGGGGCATGGGAAGGGGATTTTAATGTCTTTGAGCATCGGTTTAGTTAGCTGGGGTATGCCTGCCTCAGGGATTTTGTAATTATTCTCAATGGTTTTCATGAAGTAATAAGCGTACTTCAAGTTTAATTTAATTTTTGGCGTCAAGACCAGCAGTCGCACTATCGGAAAGAATGGTCTACTTCTATAGCTAGTCCATCCAATAGTACCTCTTGCAGATATGGTGAGACTCGGTTTCTCAATCTTGGCTCTGTCAGTCCATCCATATAGTGATTTATTACCTATACCGTTTGATAAAACGGGGATGCTGAATTCCTCGGTCTCAAATTCGGATAAGGCATCTTTTGGTGCATCGCCGCCTGCAACAATGTCAAAAACATCATCCAATGCCTTCCACTCAACCTCACCCTCTTTAAAACTCAACAACTGGTCGCGATAGTAGTTGTACTGTTTTTTACGCATGGTAAGCTCAGCGGTAAGCTCAGCGGTAAGCTCAGCGGTAAGTGCAGTAAATTTATCCAGAATCCGAACGATTTCAGACTGGATGGCAAGGGATTTTTCCGGGGTATCTGGGCAGGGTAATGGGATTTTGAATCTTCCCATTACGGCTGAGTTCAAGTTGTTAATGGTTGAGCTATTCAACATTTCATCAAGATATTTTTGGAAAATATCACTTGTTAAAACGTGAAATAAATAACGTGGATTTAATTTTTCATCGCATCTGACGACCCCCATAAATCCGCCAAAGTAGTAGTCAATATCAGATTCTATGTAAGCAACTTTACCGACATGTTCACGGCTACCACTTGCTGCGCTAATTAGAATGTCGTTCTTATATAGCTTTTGCGAACTCTTTACTTTGGTGTCGAACCTCACCACCTTGACATCATTTAAATTTAAACAATTATTAGACAGCGTGATATTGTTAGCGCGAAGCACTTTATAGCCTTGACCATCCGCGCTTTCACTCGATTTGCTATAAATTAAACCACGTACATATTTTGCGACTTCTCCGAGAGTCTTCCACTCAACCTCAACCCCATCCAGCAATTTTTCCAGATAACTCATCTCGCTCATTTCTGCACCTCGCAGCCTTCAATTTCAGCCACAATCGCATCAATATCTTTGCGCAACTGGTCGATTTTGCTGACCGTGGTTTTCAGCTCAGCATTCAGCTCAGCGATATCGATAATTTCGCGAGTATCTTTCGCTTCCACATAGCTGCTCACCGACAGGTTATAGTCATTCGCGACAACAGTCTCAAACGCAACAGATTTCGCCAGATGAGCAACATCTTCCTTGCTGGCAAATACCTGCATAATTTTTTCGATATGGGCATCGGTCAGGATGTTGTTGTTAGTCTCTTTTTTGAACAGTTCGCTGGCGTCAATAAACTGAACTTTGGTATCCGTTTTATGTTTAGACAGAACCAGAATGTTTACGGCAATGGTGGTGCCAAAGAACAGGTTCGGAGCCAGTGAAATCACGGTTTCGACATAGTTATTATCGACCAGATACTGACGGATTTTCTGCTCCGCGCCGCCACGGTAAAAAATGCCTGGGAAGCAGACAATCGCAGCGCGACCTTTGGCCGAAAGATAGTTCAGCGCATGTAATACAAACGCAAAGTCAGCTTTGGATTTGGGGGCCAGAACGCCAGCCGGGGCAAAACGTTCATCGTTAATCAGCGTCGGGTCATCGCTGCCAATCCATTTCACCGAATACGGCGGGTTAGAAACGATGGCATCAAACGGTTTTTCATCTCTGAAGTGCGGCTCAGTCAGTGTATTACCCAGCTTGATATCAAACTTGTCGTAGTTGATGTTGTGCAAAAACATGTTCATACGCGCCAGGTTATAGGTCGTATGGTTGATTTCCTGACCAAAAAAACCTTCTTCGATGATATGGTCATCAAACTGTTTTTTAGCCTGCAACAACAGCGAACCGGAGCCTGCTGCCGGGTCGTAGATTTTGTTAACGTGGGTCTGCCCGTGCATAGCCAGTTGTGCAATCAGCTTAGAGACGTGCTGCGGTGTAAAGAACTCGCCGCCTGACTTACCGGCATTCGCCGCATAGTTAGAAATCAGGAACTCATAGGCGTCACCGAACAGGTCAATCTGATGTTCGTGGAAGTCACCAAGTTTTAACCCTTCAACCCCTTTCAGAACCGCAGCCAGGCGGGCATTTTTATCCTTAACGGTATTCCCCAGGCGGTTACTGGTTGTATCGAAATCAGCAAACAAACCTTTGATGTCAGCTTCTGAAGGATAACCGTAAGCAGAACTTTCGATAGCAACGAAGATGCTGTTTAAATCCGCATTCAGTCTGTCATTGGTATTTGCTTTCGCCGCTACGTTGCAGAAAAGCTGACTGGGGTAGATGAAGTAACCTTTGGTTTTGATGGCATCGTCTTTAATGTCATCAGTAATTACGCTGTCATCCAGTTTCGCATAACAGATACTGTCATCACCGGCTTCAATATAGCTGGAAAAATTTTCGCTGATAAAACGGTAAAAAAGCGCGCCCAAAACGTACTGCTTAAAATCCCATCCATCGACTGAACCCCTGACATCGTTAGCAATTTGCCAGATCTGGCGATGAAGCTCTGCACGTTGTTGAATACTTGTCATTTTCATCCACTTATTTCAGGTTTAAGTAATTGGATGTGATTCTACAGCAACTTGGATGCTTTAGCAGTTCGGACATTAGGCTACGAATGACCTGCCTAGAGGTTTGTTAAGCCGCAAAGTGCTGGTGCTTTATGCCTGTGAAGTTTATAATTGTGTACACATAACGAGTACACGAGGTATTTATGCAATCCATTAACTTCCGTACCGCGCGCGGCAACCTTTCTGAAGTGCTCAACAATGTTGAGGCCGGGGAAGAGGTTGAAATCACCCGCAGAGGCCGTGAGCCAGCAGTAATTGTCAGCAAGGCTACTTTCGAAGCCTACAAAAAAGCGGCGCTGGATGCTGAATTTGCATCCCTGTTTGACACCCTGGACTCCACCAACAAGGAACTGGTTAACCGATAATGAGGCATATATCACCGGAAGAACTTATTGCGCTTCATGATGCGAATATAAGCCGCTACGGCGGCCTGCCGGGAATGTCAGATCCGGGTAGGGCAGAGGCCATTATCGGGAGAGTTCAGGCCAGAGTTGCCTACGAAGAGATCACCGACCTTTTCGAAGTCTCCGCCACCTACCTGGTGGCTACAGCGAGAGGGCATATATTCAATGATGCCAATAAGCGTACCGCGCTAAACAGTGCGCTGCTATTTCTACGCCGTAACGGGGTGCAGGTATTTGATTCACCAGAACTGGCAGACCTTACCGTAGGGGCTGCGACCGGAGAGATATCTGTATCTTCTGTCGCCGACACGTTACGTAGATTGTATGGTTCCGCGGAGTAGATTAATGGCACGTAAATACAACAAATTGTCCCGTGAAGCGTTAAAGATGCTTCTTGATGGCGTGAGTCGCCGCGAGGTAAAGCAATACCTGGTTGGTAAGCAAATTGGTGCTAGGACCGCTATTGCTGTGTTATGCCGTCAGGAAATGGTTGTGCTTAAACAGAGAATGCCGGGCAGCAGATAAAGCCCAATCAGTGATGAAAGGTGTGATGTGAAAGCCGTAATTACTCCCTTTGTACAAAAAGAGCTTGGCGTCGCCACATTCAAAGTGGATCAGGAAGTCAGAAAGCTGGTGGAGGCTGGCCGTAAATTTATTATGGAGCCGGTGCCGCGTGAGTTAATCGAGCACATGGACGACGGCCTCGTTGTTTCCGAGCAAACTATGGCAACAAATGAGGCGTTGCAGCCGTTTTTTAACAGCGATGAACTGTTTCGCCGTATTGGTGGAATTGACGCGCTGGTGGCGTGGTTGCGCAGGAAAGAGGGGCAATGCCAGGCCGCAGATCGTAGCTGGTGTGACAACCATATTGTCCACGCAGAACGAGACAATAGCGCGGTGTTGTTGTGCTGGCATCACGATAACCATTACCGGATGCGTGGTTTTAATGAGCTGAAAGAAACGCTGCATAATAATCGCGTTAACTGGATACTGGATGTCGCCCGTCAGGAAATGGGGCTTTCAGATGGCCATGTTCTAAGTATTCAGGAACTGTGCTGGTGGGCTTTCATGCGCAACATGATGCACCTGATGCCTGAAGAAGTTTGCCGTATATCAATAAATAAGATGAAAGCCGCAACGCAGGATAGCGGACCTCTGAAAGAGGCGGATATTCGCCCGTATGACGATCGCGCTACAGCATATGTTCAGATGATGGAAGAACGCGCCGCGCCGATGCGTGCAAAAGTATGCCCTGTGGATGTTGACTCCGACCCTGGCATGGCGCATTTCAAAATACCAAAACTGCAATCGCTAAAATTACCTGAGTACATGGACTTTGTTGCTTCCCGTCCATGCTGTGGGTGTGGAGCGGCGGGAGCTGGCGCTCACATTACGCCTTATATCGTTCGTCATAGTCGATTATGCGCGCATGACATTTACGCAATTCCTCTGTGCCAGTCATGCCAGCGTGATATTGAGCGTGACCGCGATAATTGGGAGAAGACGCACGGCAGGCTGGCGATGCATCAACGATTGTTCTTTGATTACGCGCTTGGAGTCGGCGCTATCACAAGTCACTCGTCGAGCGTTAGATAAAATTGCTCTAATGTATTGCTATTTCTTTAATCGATGGTATTATATTCGTCGTTGATTAGTTGACATGGGCTAATCAGTAGGTGACAGGATGTTACTTAACTGGCAGGGACGCCACTTCATGGAAATAAATCACTCACGAATTACATCGTATGAGATTGCGGATTACATGATTCGCACTAAATCTCTTCTATCAGCGAAAGAACTCGCAGCAATCCTTGAAAAGGAATACCCGCATCTGGATGTCGATAAGCGCGATGTTTATCTGCGCTTAAAGGCTATCGCTGTGTCTAAGTATTCGTCTGTTTTGATTGATGACAGTACACGCCCACGTAGATTTCAGATCCACTCTCTGAATCCTGAATTCTTTCGCCGTAGCCGCGCTCCGCGCCGGTTTGATGAAAAACTCCAGAACGAACTCTATATGACGCAGGACGAAAAGGAACGCCGGGAGCACCAGCCTTGGGTAATGGCGCGTCAACTTTTCAATAAGGTGGCCCGTCAGCACCGTCATTACGGTAATGCCACATCCGCACGTATCTGATTGATTGCTTGCCCGTTCCGGGCCTTTTGACATGTGACTTTCGTTACCCTCGCGTCAAAAAGAGTTTTTACGAAAGGAAGCATAAGTGACCTGGGACGATCACAAGAAGAATTTTGCTCGCCTGGCGCGAGATGGTGGTTACACCATCGCACAGTATGCCGCCGAGTTTAATCTTAACCCTAATACTGCACGTCGTTATCTCCGTGCCTTCAAAGAAGACACCAGGACAGCGGACAGCCGCAAGCCAAATAAACCAGTCAGGAAGCCACTAAAAAGCATGATCATTGATCACTCTAATGATCAACATGCAGGTGATCACATTGCGGATGAAATAGCGGAAAAACAAAGGGTTAATGCCGTTATCAGTGCCGCAGTCGAGAATGCGAAGCGCCAAAATAAGCGTATAAATGATCGTTCTGATGATCATGACGTGATCACCCGCGCCCACCGGACCTTACGTGATCGCCTGGAACGCGACACCCTGGATGATGATGGTGAACGCTTTGAATTCGAAGCTGGCGATTACCTGATAGATAACGTTGAAGCGCGGAAGGCCGCTCGCGCTATGTTGCGTCGGTCCGGGGCCGATGTTCTGGAAACCACTCTTCTGGAAAAGTCTCTTTCTCATCTCCTTATGCTGGAGAACGCCAGGGATACGTGTATTCGTCTGGTGCAGGAAATGCGCGATCAGCAAAAAGACGATGATGAAGGGACTCCGCCTGAATATCGTATCGCGAGCATGCTAAACAGCTGTTCCGCGCAGATAAGCAGCCTGATCAACACCATTTACAGCATCCGGAATAACTATCGAAAAGAAAGCCGGGAGGCGGAAAAGCACGCTTTATCTATGGGGCAAGCTGGCATTGTTAAGCTGGCATACGAACGAAAGCGTGAAAATAACTGGTCAGTGCTGGAAGCAGCTGAATTCATCGAGGCGCATGGCGGAAAAGTGCCGCCCCTGATGCTGGAGCAAATCAAAGCCGATCTGCGTGCTCCTAAGACCAATACCGATGATGAGGAAAGGCAAACAGCCGTCGGTGGCCCTTCTCTTGAAGATCTGGACAAAGTTGCGCGAGAACGGGCCGCCAACCGCCGCGCCGATGCCGCATTGTGGATTGAGCAGCGTAGGGAAGAAATCGCCGATATCGTTGATACAGGCGGTTATGGAGATGTTGATACTGAAGGTGTATCAAACGACCCATGGCTGGAACAAGACCTGGACGAAGACGAGGAGGAAGACGAAGAAGTTACCCGCAAGCTATACGGGGATGATGATTAATGGCCAGAAGTTGCGTAACGGATCCACGTTGGCGCGAGCTGGTGGCGCTATATCGTTATGACTGGATTGCTGCCGCTGATGTTTTGTTCGGCAAAACACCTACCTGGCAGCAGGATCTGATTATTGAGTCTGTGCAGGAACAGGGTAGCAAGACATCTGTTTCGTCTGGTCACGGTACCGGGAAATCAGACATGACTTCTATCATGATCATGTTGTTCATAATCATGTATCCCGGTGCCCGCGCCATTATCGTTGCGAACAAAATTCAGCAGGTAATGACCGGTATATTCAAGTACATCAAGATAAACTGGGCTACTGCCACCAGCCGTTTTCCATGGCTTGCTGATTATTTTGTTCTGACAGAAACCGCTTTCTATGAGGTTACTGGTAAAGGTGTATGGACTGTAGTACCGAAGGGCTTTCGTCTGGGAAGTGAAGAAGCTCTCGCCGGTGAACACGCAGATCATCTTCTGTATATTATCGATGAAGCCTCCGGTGTCAGTGATAGAGCTTTCGGTATCATCACCGGTGCTCTTACCGGACAGGATAACCGCATCTTATTGCTGTCACAGCCTACACGCCCAAGCGGCTATTTCTACGATACACACCATAAACTGGCCAAGCGTCCTGGTAACCCTGATGGCGTTTATACGGCGATCACGCTTAACAGTGAGGAATCACCGTTGGTAACGCCAGCATTTATCAAAATGAAGCTGGCGGAGTACGGCGGGCGTGATAACCCTATGTACATGATTAAGGTACGCGGCCTATTCCCTAAATCACAGGATGGCTTCCTTCTTGGACGTGATGAGGTTGAACGTGCAACGCGGCGGAAAGTCAAGATTGCCAAAGGATGGGGCTGGCTTGCATGTGTGGACGTTGCTGGTGGTACGGGACGGGATAAGTCCGTTATCAATATCATGATGGTGTCCGGCCAGCGAAATAAACGCCGTGTAATCAACTATCGAATGCTGGAATACACAGACGTTACAGAAACGCAGCTTGCCGCCAAAATTTTCGCAGAATGTAATCCTGAGCGATTCCCAAATATCACCATAGCGATAGACGGCGATGGCCTGGGTAAAGCAACGGCGGATCTGATGTACGAGTATTATGGTATTACCGTACAGCGTATACGCTGGGGTAAAAAGATGCATAGCCGTGAAGATAAGAGCCTGTACTTTGATAAACGTGCTTATGCCAACGTTCAAGCCGCAGAGGCCGTAAAATCTGGTCGTATGAGACTGGATAAGGGTAATGAAACTATTGAGGAAGCGTCGAAAATCCCTGTAGGGATTAACTCCGCAGGTCAATGGAAGGTGATGAGTAAGGAGGATATGAAGAAAAAACTCAACCTGCACTCACCAGACCATTGGGATACATATTGTTTCGCTATGCTGGCGGATTATGTTCCCCAGGATGAAGTGCTTAGCGTCGAAGACGAAGCGCAGGTTGATGAAGCTCTGGCATGGCTTAATGAATGAATATTTGCTCTAATAAATTGTGTTTTTTAACTACCGATGTTACATTGAGCCTGACCTCTTGCGCCTTGAGGCATTTTCGGTTTATGCTTATCAGGCACCTCATTAAAACGGGTGCCGGGATTGGCCTCCCGCTTAAGTCTAAGGCGATACAGACGCCGCTCGCGTCTTTTTTTTGTATCGGCGTACACGCACACCTCTACAATGGTGGGCTGTATGGGGCTACCTTCGGGTAGGCTGGTTACCTTGGACGCCAGTAAGGCCAACTCCGTACAGTCCACCGCCAGCAAGATTGGTCTCTTCTGCGGTGGTTACATACCAACGTCTAAGGAGGCTGCCAATATGGCTACTATCCCTACCCCAACTCATCCTGAATTTATCTGGCGCTTTTACTCCTGCCAAAAACGTCACTATCACTTCGTTATTGCACCGACAGAAGATGAGGCCCGCTCTCAGCTTCCTGACGCCCCATGTATTTTCTCTGCCCGTTTTTCCACTGATTCACGCAATTCTCTCAGTTACTGGTGCCTCCCTGTTAACGCTTCTGCTCAGGAGGGACTATGAGAACGTCATTAGTCACCCGTGAAGAGATGATCGAGGCAATTGAACAGCACACTGCCTGTATCAGTACCAGGGATATACCAGGCGTTATTGCCAACTACTTCATGATCACCAAACAACTTTACCGGAGAAAGGACAAGAACGCGGTTCACCGTATCCTGTTGTCTGATATCCGCGAATACCTGCTCGAACAGGGTCATCTGAATTACGCAACCGCCGCAGCCGAAGCACGCAAGGAGGCACACAGAATGAAAGCAACTAACGTTAAATCAGAAAAAATTCATGCACCTTCAGTTCAAGAATCGGAGCTGGTGGTTGTTCAGAATCAGTCTGATGAAATTCCCGTTCTGGAATGGCAGGGAGTGCGTGTAGTGACAACCGAGACTCTTGCTAGAGGGTATGGGACAGAAACAATCCGTATTCGCCAAAATCATCATGAGAACAAAGTACGCTTTGTTGAAGGGAAGCACTTTTTCAAAGTTGAAGGAGAATCATTGCGCGAGTTGAAGCACAGAGTAGCTTTAAACTACTCTGTAAAAATTGCTCGCAATGTTCGCTCACTCACCCTCTGGACAGAACGCGGCGCAGCCCGCCACGCTAAAATGCTCGAAACCGATCAGGCATGGGCATTCTTTGAAAAACTGGAAGACAGCTACTTCCGACAAAAAGAACAGCAACCGATCGCAATCCCCCAGACGCTTCCTGAAGCCCTACGCCTGGCTGCCGAACTGGCTGAACAAAAGCAACTTCTGGAACAGAAAGCCCACCAGCTAAATCAGCAGCTGGTGGCCGCCGCTCCTAAAGTCGATTTTGCCGACCGGGTATCAGTAGCTAAAGGGATCCTGATTGGGAATTTTGCAAAGGTTGTTGGACTTAAACAAAACGCGCTGTTTGTCTGGTTACGGGAGAACGGCATCCTGATAGCGTCCGGTGGACGTAAAAATGTGCCGTTCCAGCAGTACATCAACGCGGGGTATTTCACGGTGAAAGAAGTGGTGCTGGATGATGAAGATGGCTACCAGATACGGTTGACGCCTCAATTAACGGGTAAAGGCCAGCAGTGGTTGACGCGTAAACTGCTCGATGCTGGCTTGTTAAAACCGGTGGCGGCTGAATAATGGAAGAATGCCCGGTTGATGCCGGGCATAATTTATTGCGCGCTTTCGGGGTTGTCGTTTACTGGCTGCCCCTTCTTGGTTTTACGGCTGCGCGTAACTGATGCGGCTGACTTAACCTTTTTCTCTTCGCGAGTGATGGCAATTTGTTTTTTTACATTTTCAATATCTGCCAGGCGATATATTTTTGCTTGCGGCCAGCGGTCGCAGATGATCGGTTCTATGGAGTCATAAAGGCTAAATTTTGCTTTTTCGAATTCACCGTTGATGATAATTCCATCACGGAGAGTTTCATCGCAGATAAACACGCCACACAGTGGCACATGGTAACTAACTGATTTACCATCATTGTAGTTAGGGCTACTGGAAATGTAGTGGACGCGCAGCATTGTTTCGCTAAAGCCGTGTACGCGCATACGGAATTTTTCATCCTCCGGGTACTGCTTCATTAGCTCTTTTGTTGCTTCCAGGTTCTCTATGTATTTCGCACTGTGCTCATTGATCCCCGCGCTTTTTTGGATGCGAATGTCCTTATCAATCAGATGAATAATGCGGCCAGCGGTCATGTTGACGCTGTTCACAGCTTCTGTCTGATAAGTTGTAACCTTACGCACACCGCGAAGGATGTTAGGCACTGGATATAAAATAGTCTTTGGGATATTGAGGTCTGGGTACTGTTCCAGTTCCCGCGCCATTAAAGTCCATTTATCAATTTCAGCCTGAATGCTGTCAGTTTCTTTGAACGGTAGAACGACAACCGGGCGTACAGGACGACCGTCGCTGGCTGTATCAACGTGTTGGGCGCGTGCAACAGCTTTTTTTAGAAAGAGATCCCTGAAGCTGACGAACTCCTGGTACAGTTGTTCGCCGTAGACATAATTTATCATTGATCCTCCTCCAGAATTGACATGGTCAATAACGCCCGGCTGAGAAAACCGGTCATTACTGACCTATATTATAGAGGGATCAAACAAAAATAATAGATTTATTAGTGCATTTATTGTGAGTCTAACTGGTTAGTTGCCATGAGATATTCGATTGTGTCAGTGAGGTCATCCAAGTCGTCTTGGGTGATGCGGTACTCCTGATTGGATATCTTTGAGTAGTGTTCAGCAATGGCGCGGGCAGCGTCGGTTTCGGCAGGGTCTACAGATAAAGCGTTAGAGCAATGTCTAACGTCGTCGATGGTTGGTTGAATGAAAGCCATAATTATGCCTCACTGTATTGACAACACAGAGCCTGAAGCTCTGACCTACTGTTTCACCCATGATCCATGCTGGGGTAATCTAACAACATTGCGCTGTGTGTAAGATGAGCAATGCATAGCTGTAATGCCGTTGTATAAGGTTTCCCTGTTTGCTCATTTCCTTCTGAGCCGCTCTACAACGCTGAAGACACATTAAATAGTGAATCCAAAGTCGTATTACGTAACGGCGGCAAAACTATAATTTATTAGAGCAATTGTCAAACAACTATGAAAAACAATCCAGTTTTTAGCTGGTGGAGTGGGATTTTTCTCTCCAAATTTATTGCTCTAATAATTCTTGATTTTTGTGCGCAGCTGGACGTAAACTCCTCTTCGGACCTGATAACTTCGTATAGCATACATTATACGAAGTTATCTTAAGGGTTATTGAACATGATCAATTTACCTGTAAATCCATACAGTTCAATACCTTATCAGGTCAAATAGTGATCATTTGATCAAGGTTGCGCTACGTAAAATCTGCGAAATGTTGGCAGTGTTAGTGCTCCAGATTTCGCGTAGCGCACTTAGCACCACCAATCAATCAGAGGTGAAAAATGGGATATTCAGCTGCTAAAGTGTCCACTCATCTTGAGCTTGAGAAAAACCGTGGTTACTGGCGGGCAAAAGGGTTTGATCGTGATAGTTGTCAACTGTCATTATCGCGCGGTGAAGAGAAAATAGAACGCACGCGCGGTCGCTGGCGTTTCTATGACGAGAACCATAAACAGGTAAAGGCAGAGCCGATCCTGTACACTTTACTTAAAACCATTATCTGAGTGTTAAATGTCCAATTTACTGACCGTACACCAAAATTTGCCTGCATTACCGGTCGATGCAACGAGTGATGAGGTTCGCAAGAACCTGATGGACATGTTCAGGGATCGCCAGGCGTTTTCTGAGCATACCTGGAAAATGCTTCTGTCCGTTTGCCGGTCGTGGGCGGCATGGTGCAAGTTGAATAACCGGAAATGGTTTCCCGCAGAACCTGAAGATGTTCGCGATTATCTTCTATATCTTCAGGCGCGCGGTCTGGCAGTAAAAACTATCCAGCAACATTTGGGCCAGCTAAACATGCTTCATCGTCGGTCCGGGCTGCCACGACCAAGTGACAGTAATGCTGTTTCACTGGTCATGCGACGGATCCGAAAAGAAAACGTTGATGCCGGTGAACGTGCAAAACAGGCACTGGCGTTCGAACGCACTGATTTCGACCAGGTTCGTTCACTCATGGAAAATAGCGATCGCTGCCAGGATATACGTAATCTGGCATTTCTGGGGATTGCTTATAACACCCTATTACGTATAGCCGAAATTGCCAGGATCAGGGTTAAAGATATCTCACGTACTGACGGTGGGAGAATGTTAATCCATATTGGCAGAACGAAAACGCTGGTTAGCACCGCAGGTGTAGAGAAGGCACTTAGCCTGGGGGTAACTAAACTGGTCGAGCGATGGATTTCTGTCTCTGGTGTGGCTGATGATCCGAATAACTACTTGTTTTGCCGTGTCAGAAAAAATGGTGTTGCCGCGCCATCTGCCACCAGCCAGCTATCAACTCGCGCCCTGGAAGGGATTTTTGAAGCAACTCATCGATTGATTTACGGCGCTAAGGATGACTCTGGTCAGAGATACCTGGCCTGGTCTGGACACAGTGCCCGTGTCGGAGCCGCGCGAGATATGGCCCGCGCCGGAGTTTCAATACCGGAGATCATGCAAGCTGGTGGCTGGACCAACGTAAATATTGTCATGAACTATATCCGTAACCTGGATAGTGAAACGGGGGCAATGGTGCGCCTGCTGGAAGATGGCGATTAGCCGTTCATTTGCGCTTGATTGCTCTAATCATTTGATATTTATGGTGACACATGCGGAAGGATTTCAAAATAGACGGAAAATATGTGGTGCTGTCTGTAAGCTCTCAAATTCAGTCACCATCTGTCATTGTCACCGTAAAGTTGAGCGATAGGATGCCTGATATCGACTCGATATCTGTTGCGTTCCCCGTTAAAAGTATGCGGAGTGCTGAACATTTTGTGATGAATGCAACGGAGGAGGAAGCGCGGCGCGGGCTTACTAGAGTGATGGCGGAATTTGGCGAACTCCTGGGTAAGGTAAACAATGCCCTTTCAATCAGTTCAGCAAGATCCAAAGCGTTAACAGCTTCCATGATGAAATAAAAAAAGCCTGGCAAGGAGCCAGGCTGCACAAAAGAGCGGGTTTGTATTCCGCATCCAATCAATCAAGAAGGAGTATAGCACACAGGTACTGAAGTGAAAAAATGTGATTCGCGATTAACAAAATATCTACCATTGCTCTAATTGATTGCTATAATTAAGCCGCAGTTTTTGTCAACTACGAAGACGTTGCCATTACTTAACTCCTTGACATCATTGGCGGCCATTAGGCCGCCTTTTTTTTGCCATATGAAAACAATCGAACAAAAACTTGAACAGCGCCGCGAGTGGCAGAAGGCTGCCAGAGAACGAGCGATCGCTCGGCAACGGGAAAAGTTGGCTGACCCCGCTTGGCGAGAATCGCAATATCAGAAAATGCGGGATTCTATCGACCGCCGTATCGCTAAACAGAAAGAGCGCCCACCAGCCAGCAAAACGCGGAAAAGCGCGGTAAAAATAAAATCTCGTGGCTTGAAGGGGAGAACACCAACGGCGGAGGAACGGCGCATCGCCAATGCTCTTGGCGCTCTCCCCTGCATTGCCTGCTACATGCATGGAGTAATATCTGAAGAGGTATCTCTGCACCATATCTCCGGTCGTACCGCGCCGGGTTGTCACAAAAAGCAATTGCCCCTTTGTAGATGGCACCACCAGCATGCAGCACCGGCTGAAGTAAGAGAAAAATACCCCTGGCTGGTCCCTGTTCATGCCGATGGTGTGGTTGGAGGCAAGAAAGAATTCACCTTGCTGAACAAGTCAGAGATGGAGTTGCTGGCTGACGCCTATGAGATGGCAAACATCATGCACTAATAAATATATTATTTTTAATCTGAAATAATTGACAACTGACAAGTGACTTCAGTCAGAATCATCACATGCCCGGTACGGATGGATCCCTTTTCAAATATTCCATGGACGGCACAGTCTGAGTACCGGGCGCTACCTTCAGTTGTATTGCTAAGCCGCCGCTGGTGGCTTTTCTTTTTTGTAGGGGGCGCTATGGATAAGAAAATATGCGTTGTGTCGATGAGCGTCGGCAAACCGGCGTCAATGACTGCTGCATGGATCAATAACGAGCTGATAATGGCTGAGCGGACCAGCTACCCTGAACGCCGCCGCGATATGGAACTCCAGCTGCTGCGCGAATTGCGAGAAAAAGAGGAAAAGGGTTTTATCGTGCTGGTGGAAGAGGAAAACAGCTTTATTACTGGTCGAGTTGGCCAGCGTGTAAGGTTGCGCGATCCCTTCATGAACGGCAGGCCGGTACTAATTGAGGCAATGCAGATTTATAAGGAGCTGGAACGCCAGAAAGCAATCAAGTTACCGCGCAAGGAATCCGGCAAATACATTCTCCACCAAAGCATCTTCGATTCCGAACACGATAAAAAAGGCGATGAATTTTTCAACATCAACTGGAGCGAAATAACGACAGAGCATGTTCTGACGTTACTATGTTGCTTTGCGACGGAATACAACAACGTTGCCAGCGCCGACTACATCAGGGCAATGGCTGGAGAAGTTGAGGCCCGCCAAGAACCATCGTTACTAAGTCCACTGATTAACATAATTCTGGGCACCCAGATACTGGAACAAAAAAAAGTGCCGAAAGGGGTATTAACAGGCAAGCATAATTATTTTTAACAATTACATACAGTAATTTTGTGGTTACATTCTCCATTGATTTTCTAACCGCTTTATCATTAGATGTAACAGCATGTAAATCATTTAAAATGGATGAAAGCAATGGGGAATGAAGTTTATCAAAGTCAAAAATGCAAGTTGAAATATTCAAAATCTCAAATTGATAGGGCTGCTCAATTGATAAGGCACGGGTGTAGTGACGAAGAAAGGCAGCAATCTATTGAAATGATACAAAATTTCCGTGAGCTGCATCTTTATCCATTAATGCTCATGAAAAATCATTTAGCAAGAGCAGCTGCTAAGGTTGACAAGGACAAAAAGATTCTCGTTGCAAGAAGACTTAAGCGACTTTCTACCATAATAGATAAACTAGAGCGTCCTAGTCTTGATGGAGGCAGAACTAGCAATGCAATTAAATTAACACGGATGCAGGACGTTGGCGGATGTAGGGCCATTGTCAGAAACTTAGACCAGTTGATACAGCTAAAGGAACGTCTTTTAAAAAGCAAATCTGTTCATAGGATTGTTAAAGAGTATGATTATCTTACTCCCAAAGACAGCGGCTATAGTGGAATCCACCTTGCATACAGTTGCTTCGATCAGAAAGAGGATCAATATCCGTGGCGAAAAACAAAGATTGAGATACAGTTAAGAACTCAATTGCAGCATGCTTGGGCTACCAGCCTTGAAATAATTGATACCCTTGAAGGTATCAAGCTGAAAACTTCAAGTGAAGGGCATCCAGAATGGAGACGATTTTTCTATCTAGCCGGATGTCTTGTAGCGCACGACGAAAAAGCCTGCACTCTTGATGAGCTAGTTGTATCTCAGTATGAAGGCGAGCTTAAAGAGCTGGAACGGACTTTATCTGTACGGAGGAAACTAAGCACATACACCATCGCCTTAAATTTAACTTCTGACGCGAATTTGATTAAGAAGTTGCCAAAAAATCATAAGGGGCATTACTTAGTAACAATGAGAAATGCAGAAAACAAGCCCAATACAAAAAACAAAAAAATGTTCCTAGTGTCTGTTCGCGCATTTAAAACAAAAGAAGCAGATGAAGCCCTTGAGGCCTTAAATAAAGACGATTCTAATCCTAATGTATTGATATCTGTTCTCGTTGCTACAGATAACATTAAGTCACTAAAAAAAGCCTACCCCAACTATTTTGGCTCAACAAACCAGTTTACAAAATTCTTAGATAAGCATCTTCGTAACGAAGGATAGTTGCTTAATTTTGCCCGGTAATTCCGGGCAAAATTGTCAATCTGCATTCAGGAGCAATGCGTTATCTATGATGATCTGCTCCCATTCTTCGAATGCCCGATCGCGGACGCCCTGGGGAACACTGTTAGTTTTGAAATCGACCACCGTCCGCCATTTCCCGTCCGGGCGGTACATGCGCAGAGCTTTACTTCCCCCTTCCCTGCGCACCTCAACGTTATGCTTATCAGCAAACTCTTGTAATGCTCGTAGCGTCCCATGCTTTACTGTGTAGTATCGCTTTTTCAAGTTTTCTCTCCAGCCTGTGCCAAGGCTTCAACTTCCAAATCGTAAGACTCAAACTCATAGTCCTGGTCGTCAACTTCTTCAGGCACTGGCAGTAAATGCCAGGCTGAGTATATCTGACCATTATCAAAACGCTCCTGGCTGTAGAGCGTCGCGGCTATGAGTGTTAGCGCCGGGCGGTCATAACGGTAAATTTTGCGAACGTCACGGTCAACGAGACGACCGAAATTACCATAACCGCGCTCCAGTAATAATTTTTTAATTTCCGGCCAGTATGGGCCATAGCTGCGGTACAGGCGGGGATTTTTCAGTAATCGCCCGCGTAGCCCTGACAGGAAGAAATCAACGTATTCGTCTTCTGTCTTTCCTAACAATGCCGTACGCAGTACCGCCTCAAGATATGTTTTATTCGGTTTTATTGTATCAGATAGTGTGGCCATATTATGCGACGCCCGGCGAACCGGGCGCTCCTGTTATGCGTATTGTTGGATGACGGCCAGAACGTCCGCCACGTTGTGTTTTGTCTCGATAATCCACCAGTTACCCGGGAAATCGCTGTTCTTCGCCTTCGCTGGCAGCCAGCGAGCGCCGAATTTCGCCTTGATTGCGTCTTTCGCACGGAAAAGAACGCCTTTCATGCCTGAGGCTTCCTGAAGCCCAAATACCTCGCCAGCGGCGAATTTTGGTGCGTACATCATCTTCAGGTCGGCGGTGGATACGCGATAATTCAGACCAAGAGACTGAGCTATGCTGGTGGCATCACCCTGTATTGATGATAACTCTTCTTGTTTCTCGTTTCTGGCGGCAATTTCTTCCTCCGTGATGTTGCCAAGGGCCAGGTTTATCCGATCAGCGTCGGCCTGTTTCTCTTCATCGGTGCGTCCGGCAAGAACCGTGTTAACTCTCTGCAATATCTCCACATGATTCTTGCGCATGCTGAGCAATTCCGGCGTAACCTCGTTAAGATCCACCAGCCCAAGGATGGCAAGGTCGGAAAACATTGATACCAGGTTGTAGGTCATGCGATAGCTGAGTTGACCATAGGCTGATGGCAACTTCACCGCATCCATTTGATAGGCATCCATAAATTTAGAGCCGTCGTTTACGACATCCGCAATTGCCGGTGTGATTTTTCCTGTGGTGGCGGCCTCCCTGATTGCTGTTACCCACGATTGAGTCAGCGCGGCGACTGCATGATTCAGATTGGCTTTCCGTTCTGCTGCAATGCGCGCACTTGCTGCGTCCATTGCCTGCTTGATCTCGTCTTTATTGCTGTAAATGCCAATGGTGCCAAACTGTGCTGTGGTGATCTCATAATCTGACGCCCGGAACTCATGGGTACCGAAAATGGCATTGGTGACCTCAAGTTCAGAATCCCCGTTACGAGTAGCCCCCTGGCTTGTTTTCTCCGGCATTTTTGCGATCGCATCCGCTATTTTCTCCTGAATTGCTTCAGGGGATAGCGTATCTCCGTATGACGCGATTACATCGCCATAATTGGAGCCAAACAATTCAACCAGGAATGTTTCTGCCGAACGGATCTGGCGGTTATTCCCTTCCGACATCATACCAAGCACCCATTTTGCAATTGACGACTTCAGCGCGCCGTCACGGCGATCCGGGTAAACCGCATGCTTCAGTGGGTCCGTATAGGTGCCAACAAAATCAATGCTATAGCCTGACTCTGTAGTCTGAACGCCGTATGAGTCAGTGATTTTGATCATGCCGCGCTGCTGGAAACGGTAGAAATCGTCACAGGAAATGATGTCGTTAATCCCGGCGATGGAGACGCCACCACTGATTTTCTGCATAACAGCATCTTCATCGGGAGTTACATCCACCTGTTTATCCAGCGTCTTCACATCCCAGTTACCCGATTTGGTGCCTTTGAAGGTAAAGATGATCTCCACGTCTGCGCGCTGGCTGTCGAAGTCCAGCGACTTAATGCGAACGATATCACCGGCACAATCATAGTATTGGCCTACACGCCATGAGCGATCGCCGATAACAAGGAACTCATTCGCATGGTTAACCAGATCAGGATCAACATCCAGAATGCCTTTATTTATTGCATCCTCCACCAGCGGGCGCAGGCGTTTGATATCCGTCGCGGCCTTCTGAGTACGGTTCAATAATTTCTCATAGCGGGAGATGGCCTGAGAGATATTAGCCTTGCGCTGAATGGCGCTTTTCAACGACGCGCGATACTGTGCTAACAACATACGGTCTGTGTGATGGACGCTACCCCAGCGGGCTTTCCAGTCTGCGTTATCAGCTGCTTTGGCCATTACCGCCTGTTTGAATTTGGCGACGTCGGCGGTGGTCTTTTCAAGTTCCGCTTTGCTTCGCTCCAATTCAGCGGTAAGTACCTCCACATCCTCACCAGCTGCGTGCTGCGCCTTGATGTAGTTCTGAAGGTCGATAGTAGCCTGTTCTTTCTGGCGAGCGCGTTTCGCAGCTTTCGCCTTATCCATTTGAACCTGCATCATTACCAGACGTTCGCCATCATCCTTAGCGGTATACATCTGCATTTCGATCATATCGTTGGCGTCGGCGTTCTCCATTTCTGACTTATCTGAACGGAGGATATCGGAGATCCAGCCTGCTTTACGCTTCAGCGTCTTCAGTCGGTATTCATCGAAAGAACCCTTGCCGCAGTAGTAATGAACGCGAACGCTTGCACGGTTGGAGCCAACTCGAGCACCGCGACCGTTACGCTGTGCGATACTGGCTGGTGTCCATGGCAACGTCAGATGATGGATGTCAGTCGTTCCTCGATGCAGGTTGATACCCACCTCTGCCTTTTTGTTGCAGATGATGATCGGAGTCCGGCCCTCCTGGAAGTCGGCTGCAATCTTTTCCAGACCGCCCAACGACATTTCATTTTGCTGCGCGATATAGGCGTCATACAGAGCCATTTGCTCGTTGTATTTCGCTATCTGTGCATCTGTTGGTTCATCCGGTAACTCTTTCGGCGGTTTAACCGCTTTCAGTTTCTTACCGGTTTTACCTGCCTCGGCAACCGTCTGAGCATTCAGGATCCCCACCTTTGAAGGTTCAAGGTTAAGAGCATTGCAGATAATGCGCTTGAGCTTCTGGTGCTGCGTTTTTTCGTCCGTGAAGATGATTTGCTTACCTTCCGGGAAAAACGCCTTCAGCGTGGCGATCAGCTTCGCGTATTTGGGTGTAACGGGGTGAGTTACGGTCTGTTCGTCAATGCCAAACTTGGCCAGGCGATTATTCACTTCCTGCTCAAATGCTTCCGGTACCTGCAACTGAATAAACTCGCCCTTATCTATCAGGGAGTATTGCGATTGCTGCGTGATCGAATCATCACTGTCGTCGTCTTCGCTGGTGGCTTGTTTAGGCAAACTGTCCGCCAGCTGCTGCACCGCATCGGCGTACTCCGGCAGGAAACGATAGGTGATCCTGCGATAGTACAGGTCCATGTCAGTACATACGCGGTCCATATCCCTGATTATTGAGAAGATCGGACGGGCTTTCTCGTGCTCAATCACGCCGTCTTCATTGACCGAGGTCGTTACGCCATTGTTGGCTTTGGCTGCCGCTTCCGCCTGCTGACGCAATTCTTCATACGCCGCCAGTTGTTCTTCCGTAAGTGGTGCATCCTGCTGGTGTTCGTCCAGTTCCGGGATCTCCACGGTATCCTTAACGTCTTCCGCCGTTTTAAGCGTTGTCCAGCGATGGAATATGCCGCGCAGCGCATCAAGGTTTTCAAAGCCCACCAGCGCCATTTTTTCTTCAACTTCACCGCTGATTTTCTGTACCGTTTCCAGCCTGGTCTTGCCGAAGAATTTAACGAAGTCATCAGGACCGTAGATCCCCATCTTCTGCCAGTATTCCTTCGGCAGCACATGAGAAAGCATGTTGTATGCATCGATCGGGGTGTTAACGACTGGCGTTGCAGTCAGGAGAACCGGTCCGCGCCCACCATTCTTTTTCATCAGGTACGCGTTTTTAATTGCCATATCCCGCGCCGATTGCGCCACCGCGCTGGTGGGCAGATAGGCCAGTTGTGACGCTTCGCGACCATTTTTATAGCTATTGCGGTAGTTGTGACCTTCGTCAGCGATCACACTATCGAAGCCCATATCCTCAAAGTACGGATACTTCTCTGCTTTTTCGGTGCCGGTATCTGAATACTCCGACAATACCCGGCGACGCGCGGCCTCTTTGCGGTGGGAGTCGGAGTCCATTGCGCTGGCTACGCGCCCGGCGGCAACGAAGTCATAAAGCATATCCTGTGCATGCTCATCTACGGTGTCATCACGTAGCGGAATGCGGGCGTATTGTTCTTTGGTAAACACGACTGCACGGTAATTTGAGTGCGGGATCGCGTTCATCCGCGCCGTGATAGTGGCTTCATCTGCCAGTTTTAGGGCATCGCGCATAACTGGAGTGCCATCAGTACCAAGAACAGGTTTACCGTTCTCATCGAGCACCGGCACCTGGCGAATCTGATCGCCATCCATCAGCACATCAAGACCGACGAACAGGTAGTTACTGAATGCCTCTTCACTCAGGAATTCTTTTGCTTCGTAATACCAGTTTTCCAGCACTGATTTAGGCACTACATACGCAGTACGGGTGGAGCGACCGTTCTCATAGTTGAACGCCTCAAGCGCCAGCGCGGTCGTAGTTTTACCCAGCCCGGTGCCGAAGCCCAGGATGCCGCGCCCATCTTCGGACAGTCGGCGCACTTCGCTATTCTGGTAATCAAATGGCTGGCGCTTACCGCTTAATCCCTTCAACCCAAGCGGATCGCCAGAGTGTTCATACGGGATATTGCTATTGAACACATCGTTGTATTTGGCAACCAGTTCATCGTAGCGATCGTGCGTCTTGATCCACTTATTGAACTGGTCCTCAAGCAGTGCCATCTGCTCGCGGTAGCCGTTCGCCGTCGCGCTATCTTTGCCACCGATACGCGCACCATTGAGATACTTTTCCAGCTGTGCCGGGAACCCGGTCGCGTTTTCACCTGATTTACGGTCCCACTCGTAGCGGATCTCGCCTGTTTCTTTATCCTTGCGCTGGACGACACCGTATCGGTGCCCGACGAACAGGCCATCACCACCGTGATAGGTGTCAGAAACCATTTCGTCGCCTTCCAGCTGCACTGACTGCACATAGCGCAGATCCGGATAGCCGTTTTCCTGCAAAAACTCCAGAATGACGGAGCGGTCGAACCAACGGCTATTGAGCTTAAAGCGGATATTCTCTGCTGGCGTCTTGATGCGCTTCTCTTCGATCGCTGCCAGCTGATTAAGGACGTTGTTCTTTACTGGACCGTCGGGGAGTGTGGCAAGGAATTCCTGTTTTGGAGCCACTATCTCGTTAATGTCGCCGCTGGTGGCGCGGGCGAACGGAACAATCCCGCCATACGGAGAAACCGCAATACCAGGAGTGCTGGCCAATAAATTAAGCAACTCTTCATCACTGGCTGGCAGTTCGCCGGTAAACGCAAGGCGGAAATCATCGAGCTGGATTGGATCGCGGGTAAGATCGCTATAGAGATAACGCAGGGTGTCCTGATAGCTGGTGGAGTCATAACTGGCGCTGGAATCATGCGTAACCAGCTTTCCTGTTAGCTCGTCAGAAATAGTGCCATCCAGCTTAATTGCACCACGGAAAGCAAACCAGGCGCGCGCACCGCTTCCCGATAATTTAGCTATCGGACCGCGACCGGGGTTACCAAAACGGTCAATCTCTGCCTGCAAACGGGACACCAGAGAAAGGCGCTGCTGTTCGATTTGTTCAGCACTATGCCCGGCGGCCTTCATATCCTGATATTCAATTAACATCCGGCCAATCATCGCCCCACGATACAAGCGTTCACGGTATTTTTCAGGCTGGCTGTTAATCCAGTCCACCAGCTGCACCATATCGTCGCTGATTGATGTGGTGTACTTATCGCGGACATTTGCCATCTGGGTAAATGTCATACCGAGACGGCCTTCTGTTGTAGTCAGGTTACGCTGAAGAGCCTCCCAGCTATCCGCGCCATAACTGGCAGCATCAATCTTAAGCTCCTTACCAGCATCAGCTTCAATCCAGCGACCACCAGCATATTTTTGCCATACGCCATTAATCAGGCGCATTTCCCCTTCATCAACAACATCTGCGGTCGGTGACGGTTCAGCCATATCGAGCAAAGACCAGTCGATACGACTTTCGAAACGATGAATCAGCTTCGCTTTAAGAGCCTGGTTATCAATCTGACCGTCGGCACGAACCTCAATACGCCCCTGGAAGCCCTTTTCCTGGGTGCCATGAACAAACCGGCGGCCATCCTTTTCAAACCACTTGCCAGAAATAAACGTTGGCCAAAGCACATTTGCCGATTCAAGAGTGCTTTCATCCACCAGGGGGATTTTCTCAGCCATCTCTGCCGGATGTTTGCGCATCAGCACCACATCAACGACTGTACTGGTCCCGTTTGCGTCAAAAGTACCGGTAGGCAAGCGGTGAGCGCCAAGAAATTCAGCTTTACGGGATAAGCGCAGGCGTAACCGCTTCATGTTTGAACCTGAAACAATGGACGGCGGCACAATCACGCACATGAATCCGCCTGGCTTTATCTTGTCCAGCATGCGGAGCATGAAGTAAGAACCCATGTCCGTTTCTTCTGCGTAAGGCTTATCGATGTTGCGTGTGTTATCACGACCGCCGAACGGAACGTTACCCACAACATGGTCGAATGAATCGTTAGGCGTGCTTATAGCCAGCTGTTCGAACGGGGAAATCTGTACGCTGTCTTCCGGGTGTAACAACTGGTTTATACGACCGGAAACACTGCTGATCTCAGTCGCGGTCATCACCGTACCAACCGGTTTTGTCTCATTAAAAACGCCGGTTCCCGCCGATGGTTCCAGAGTGTTACCTACGTCCGCGCCGTAGAGCTTCATGATCTCCCAGACACCTTCAGCGATCGGCTTTGGTGTGTAATATTCGGAGACGGACCCGCCAATGCCGCCTTCACCGGTGTACCCAGCCAGGATCTGGCGCTGTTCATCTGTCAGTGTCGCGCCGTCCACCAGCGAATTAAGCAAATCTATCGCCTTCTGATTCGCCTCCCGGCGCAGTCGGTCATAGCTTTTGCCTTCCACCTTTTCCACGCCGTATTTAATCGGCGCTCGGTGAGATGTTATTGCCCTAATGTATTTCAATATTTCGCTGACACTTGAACAGCGAAACACCCCCATAAATAGCTTGTTCATTGGTAATCCTTAACAAGTGACTAGTGTTAAATTCCGTTCAAACACGATGCGAATTATTCTAATTAAGGTGCAATCTTGGCAGACAATAAAATCACGCTATCCTCGGTCAGGAAGGCGCTGGCGGGGGTTTTTAAAGACAACGGAGAACGGGACAACATCCTCCTGTCCGCGCTGGCTGTGCACGGCGGAAGTGGGTATTTGTTTTCTCGCGCAGGGGCACCGGTACAACTGTCCGGCTTCTTAGGCGGCAAACCGGGCGATAGTGGCATGGCTGGCGATGGGCTGGTGGACGGAAGTCGCTTTATCTTTGATGAAGTTCAACTGCCGGAAGACCGCTTGCAACGCTATCCGCTACTCGAAGAGATGGCGGTTTACAGCACGATCGCCACCGCGCTGAACATCCATATTACGCACGCGCTCTCTTTCGATAAGAAGACCGGACAAACCTTCTCTATCGTGCCGGTACACAACGGAAACGATAGTGACTATGACGCCGCGCAGGGGTTGTGTGACGAGCTGATGAACGACATCGGGCGAACCATCAACAAAGAGGTCGCCGGGTGGGCATTTATCATGTCGGTATTTGGGGTGGCTTATGTCAGGCCATACGCCAAAGAAGGCATAGGGATCACGTCTTTTGAGTGCTCCTATTACACCCTTCCGAGCTTCATCAAAGAGTTCGAGGTCAGCGGCAACCTGGCGGGATTTAGCGGCGATTATCTGAAGGACGCGTCAGGGAAAATGGTTTTCGCCGATCCGTGGGCCATTATCCCTATGAAAATCCCCTACTGGCGGCCTAAGTCAAACCTTATGCCTGTGCACACTGGCCATAAGGCTTACAGCTTGCTGGATAATCCGGAAGAGCGCATGCCGATTGAAACCCAGAATTACGGGACCAGCTTGCTCGAATATGCCTACGAGCCGTACATGAATCTGCGTTCGGCGATCCGCTCGCTGAAGGCAACGCGTTTTAATGCGTCGAAAATTGACCGAATCATCGGCCTGGCGATGAATAGTCTGGATCCGGTAAAAGCAGCCGATTATTCGCGCACCATTACTCAGACGCTTAAACGAGCAGCTGACCTGATGGAAAAGCGCGCACGCGGCGCGAATAACATGCCTACGGTGACCAATACCCTGCTGCCTATTATGGGCGACGGCAAGGGACAGATGACTATTGATACTCAGACCATCCAGGCTGACATCAACGGCATTGAAGACATTCTCACTTATATGCGCCAACTGGCGGCAGCACTTGGCCTCGATTACACCCTCCTGGGGTGGGCAGATCAAATGTCCGGCGGGCTTGGTGAAGGTGGATTCCTGCGCACGGCAATTCAGGCCGCCATGCGCGCCTCATGGATCCAGCAGGGCGTAGAAGAGTTCATTCAGCGGGCTATCGATATTCATCTTGCTTTCAAGTACGGCAAGGTATACCCGGAAGGTGATCGCCCGTACAAAATCGAATTCCACTCCGTTAATACCGCTCTGCAACAAGAGCACAACGATAACCGCGACTCGCAGGCGAACTACGCCACCATCGTTACGCAAATCCTCGATGCCGTCAGCAATAACAGCGTCCTCGCCAATTCCGATGCATTCAAACGTTACCTGTTCAGCGATGTGCTGGAGATTGACGAAAAAATCTCTGAAGCACTGGTGAACGAACTGAAAGCGAAAAGCGAGGACGACGATCACCTGATGGATTCCATCATCAAAACACCGCCACAGGAACTGGCGCAAATCCTTGAATCGGTCTTTAAAGAGGGAAACGATATTGACAATTGTCCGCCATAAACGGCAAACATTCCCAATTCACAGAGTCCGACCTAAACCACATGAAGCGGCTTAGGAATTACAGACTCTCCAAGGGCTAACACTGCCAGCCCGGCAGCTTTTATATTACGGGCCGCGTTAATATCACGATCATGC